ACTTTACCGTTTAAGTTAGTATTAGAACCTGCTATTGCTAAAGAATACTCAACAGTATGTTCTCCGGATTTAACTGCATTAACAGTATATGCTCCACTGCTTGCTCCAATATCCACATCTAAATCTGTTGCAGCAGGGCTTGTTGAATTACCTCCCTGTCCGACTTTAGCGGTGCTTAACAATGAAACTAATTGGTCGGCAATCAAAGTTCTAAATTTATCGGTTATCAAAAATCTTCCTCCATCAATGTTGTGTGAGTAACTCCTTGTCCATCCTCATGTCCTAGTGGTCGGGTGTTGGTATTTAGATATGTTCCAAAACCTAATACCGCACCGCCACTACTTTTTCTTTCTCTTGCTAACAGTCTCATAGGTTTTATCTTGTATGTTTCTGTATGAACCGAACCTAAGAAACTATCTGAAAAATCTCTTTTTCTAGTATTTGATTTGATTTTATCTAATTCTATTGATATTTCAGAAAATCTATCTTCTAGAGTTTTACTATATCTGCCTAATTCTAATTTCATATTTCCTGTTAAAAGATGTTTTATTTGTAATACTAGGTATTTGTTTCTAGGAATATTTTCTCTAGCCACTTCCAATTCAATTATGTCACCGGCCTTTAATTGAGAAACTCCTTTGTGTCCGACAGTGATTGTAATTTTTTGATTTAATCGTGAATAAATATTCAAAAGTTCAACTGCTCTTTCATTCACTGCTTCCTGTGTTGCTAAATTATATTCATAAACTTCTAACGATTTCTGACCAAACTTTTTAATGCTTTTGAAATCTTTTCTGTTTGCTTTTACGGAAGAACCATAAACGGTTATGTCATTTCTCAAATCGAATAGATTTTCTTCCCTTTCATATTCATATAATTGAATATCTTCTCTAATACTTCTTCTTGGCGTATCATGTATAAAAGCACCGCTTTCAAAAGAATCACTATCCTTTTTTATAATAGTTAAAGTTTCATCTTCAAAAAACATAGTTTTATTCTTTTTATTTAAAAGATAGTAAATAGCATCAAATAAATTTACTCCCTGAAAATTAGGTGCTAAAATATAAGGATATTCAAAAGTGTCTATTTCGTAATCTATATTATTAACGGCAAGTAAATCATTTATTACTTCTTCGGCTTCTTCACCAATTACTGCAACGCTTCCTATTAATGCTCTCTTTGGCTGATTTTCAAAACTACCTTCTAAAGTTAAATTAAATATTTCTGAAATACTAACTACTCCTAATTTTTCTTTCATTTCTGAAAACAATAACGAATGTCCTATTTCTGTATCTCCTCTATCCTTGTATAGTATAGATGCTTTATGTGCGTTTTCTCCATCAGAAACACACATATTATAAGTATTATCTGTGTCTAAAAACTGAGAAATTTTATTAGCGTCTCGCAAAACAATAAATTCTGAATCACTTTGGTTTTCCACATCAATAACAACATACATAGATAATGCTGCTTCTTGTCCTCCTGTGTTATTATAATCACCTATCTGTCCTCTAGGCCCTGCTTTATTTCTAATCATATAATCTGTTATCTTAGTATAACAAACATTTTCCCCTGTTACTTTCGTATAAGAAGAAGAAAGTTCATTTAATCTTATTTCTTGAGGAGTAAAATCATAGAAACAAGTATGATTAGGTTGCATCATTCTATACCAACCTACTTCTAAAGGCTTATCTGTTCTAATTATATGCCTCTTATTAGTGTTAGTGGTATCTATTTCGTGGGATATTACATAACACATATCTTTAGGATAATAATTATTCAAAGAAATAGGATTAGCAAAGGTTTCATTATTAGCAGTTTTAATAGTCCCGTTATAATAATAGCCCTTTTCAGAAACTAAATAAACTCCGGTCAAATCATTTATATGGTTTAATAACTTTTTATTTACTCCTGTAAATGTTCCTGTATTGTCGCTTTCTGTATAATCTCTAGTTTCCACGGTTGTAACATCACTAGCGTCAGAATCATACACATAAGTATATATCGTTTGATTACCTGCTGCTTTATCGGTTAACTGCCCCGAAACATCATCAATGTATAATCTTGGTTTAATACCCATCATTACTCCATCAGCATCATCGTCATAAGTTCTAGCCTTACCGAATACTGATTCATATTGTGCAAAATCATTATACAAACCTAAACCTATTATGCTTACATCATTACTATCAGGGTCATTTGAAGTATTATCTCTTGAATCTTTCATACTCCAACATTTAATCGGTCCACCTACTGTTCCTTTTGAAACTTCAGAACCTCCCCCATCTTCAACATCAAATCTATCTAAAAATAAAGGCAAGCACCCTCCTAATAAAGTATCAACACCCGAAGGAGTTCCGGTATTGTTTATGTTATCTAGATTATCAAGAGCCTGTAATACCTTTGAAGGATGATATTGTTTAGTGCTATGTCCCGTATTCGCTAAATCAGAAATTTCGATACCACCGGATAAATCAGTAGCATATTGGTCTATTGATATGGGTAAATATGTGTTTGCTGACCTTGAAGCGTCACCACTGCTTTCATCTAAATCATCACTAAATCTATCATGCCAAGAAGAACCGCTTCCGCCATAATCGGGAGTATCATGTATTACTATTGATTTTAACATGTGAATATCATGCTTGAATTGAGCAAAAGTATCTCCATCTCCATGTCCCATAATCTGAGTAGCATTATATGTATGATTTACACCATCTTTAGTTAAAGCCTCTATTTTATACAAAATACCTTGATATAAACTACCTCCATCAGTATAGACAGGTTCATCATCTAAAGTTATCGTTGTTGTGCTTACGCTAGCGACCATACCTATGAATCTCCCTGCGGAATCAACTAAAATGTCGTTGGCAGATAAAGCACTGCTAATATCGCTATCAGCAGTTATCGTTTTAGCACCAACGTTATAGTCAGCAGTTTGAACACTACCACCACCCCAATATGAGTTTAATGCAACCCAATCGTATGAAGCATACAAAAAGGTTGGAATAGTTCTTTTTTTACTAACTATATTTTCTGGGTCAAATTGATTAAAAGCCCAATCAAAAACAATTTCCGTTAATCTCATTATAGAAAACCGTTTAAGACTATTAATAGTTTTATCTGATGAAACTATGTTAGAGGAAGAGTAATGAGAATCTAACGAATTTAGAGAAAATGACTCTCCTATGGATAATGATTTTTTATCTGCATTAGTAGTAACGACAGGATTATTTAGTCCAAAAAATCCATAATCAGAAATTGTTCTGGTCTGACTAGAGTTCAATAAACTATCATTTCTTGTTGAAGAATACGGGAATAAATCACAATTGGAAAACAAAAACATTCTAGTAACTTTCGGGTCTATGTGATTCATATGGTCTTTAGCAACAAACGGGCTTGTTCCATCACCAAAAGAATGTTCAAATATTTGTATTGAAGGAAAGCCACTATTAAATGCGATGGTGTTTGATGTAACACCTTTCTTATGTATTGTTGTATCAAAAAATCTTGAACCTGCGGCATTGGTTAATCCTCTAGATTCTGGTAATAAATGCTTATTAACTCCTTTATCTGTTTTACCTACTCCTATTACATGGTTTCTAAATGTTGGATTGGTATAACTTGATGTTACATCTAAACTGTGTCCAAAGTTAAATTTATACGCTGAAGCATAGTAAGGTATTCTGCTTAATATCTCCGCATAATAGTAGTCGCTTGATATTTCACTACCGGCAACATTCATAGAACCGGCTTGATTAACTATTGTGTTAAAATTCCCTTTTTCTAAATTGTAAATTCTATACATTGGCGCACCATATTTCTCAATATAGGTATTTGCTTCTACACTGTTACCCGTTGTCATAGAATCATAGTAAAGAGGATAATTCATAAATAGCGTATTACACTCTCCAGCCGCAAGACTCGCTTTAACAAAAGGACTTAGTAATCCTATCATTTTTCCTCCATGAAGGTGTGCGCCATTTAATAGATTTAATTCATGTGATAATTTACTAGTTTCGCCAAAATTACCTGTTGGTGAAATAGTTTGTAAAGTAGCGGCAGTTATAGATGCCAAAAGCGGCCTATCAAGATAAATGTTCACTTGTATAGGACTTGATGGAGAAACAACATCTGCTTTGATTAAAATACCTATGAAAACGCCATCAGCATAAATAGGTTGATTATGATATTTTCTAGGGTCTGATATTGATGATGCAGCATTAAGAGAACCTGATGTAACTACCTTTCTGCTTCCTTTTACTCCCGTTCCACTACCTAAAGTAGTGGCATTGAAAGTAGTTTCTCTAACATTAGCGTAATTAACATCAACTCTCCCTAAAGTTAAAGGCATATATGGTGCTAATTCGACTACTGTTTGGTTAATATCATAATTATAGTCTTCAGATAAAACCGTAAAATCTAACAAAGTATTCACAGTTTCGAAGTCTTGATATGTTTTGTCCGTTGATACTGATAGACCACTAGCATTATCATCTAATCTTGTTTGAAACTTAGAATCCTTAGATATTGCCATGCTATCGCTCATATAATATCCTAATGCTCTTTTATCAGTGCTAACGCTTCCCCCTGCTAATTTATCGCTTTCTGCCCCATTTAGAGCAATTTTTCTTCCATTAAGAAAATATAAACCTTTAGTCGCAGTTCCGGATAAATCAGTAGCACTGTCTAATGCAGTATTTGAAGACAATGCTTTATTGAATATGTAGTTATGTGTTCTTGAAAATAAACCAATATCTTCATCAGATGGATTGGTGCTTGATTCCGCTAATGCCCTATCATATAACATA